CACCGCTTGCAGTAGCCCAACTTAAATTTCCAGATCCGTCTGTACTTAAAAACTGACCGCCAGTCCCATAATCAGTTGGGAACACGTAGGTTTGAGTGGATGTCGTTGCAGCGGCACTCGGCTCAATTCTAAGCGTCTTAGTTCCAGAGCCGGAATCAGTCGATTGCAACTCAAGATAACCGGATGTTCCAGCGCCTGTATTAGCAGTGACTCGTGCATACCCAACGAATGCAGCCTGACCAATATCAGAAAGCGTTGCAGTCGAGTTCTGAATCAGTTTCCCAGTCGTTCCGTCGAATCGAGCAATCGCGTTATCGGTGGCACTACCAGGGCCAGAAGCATCGCCTGCCGTTAAGGTTGCAAACTCAAGCGCGGTAGCGCCTGAATTAACCTTGAGATACTGATTAGCAGTGCCAATAGCCGTTAAGCCTGTACCACCATTAGAGACCCCTAGAGTTCCTGTGATGCCAGACGAAAGAGGTAGCCCCGTTGCATTTGTGAGGGTGGCGGCAGATGGTGTTCCAAGATCACCGTCATAAGTAACAACACCGCCTGTAGTCCCTACCGTCAAACCAAGAGCAGTAGCAACCCCCGTCCCTAAACCTGAGACACCCGTGCTTACTGGTAGCCCTGTGGCGTTGGTTAGCGTTCCCGAACTAGGTGTTCCTAACGCTCCGTTAAAAAGTACAGGGGCTCCCGCTGTTCCTACCGACTGACCGAGTGCCGTAGCAATCCCAGTACCAAGGTTTGCAAGGTTGGTGACGCTGTAATTGGTAGCGTTAGATAGATTGGCTGAAGATGGAGTTCCTAACGCACCACCAGGAGCTAAGTAATCCGTACCGGCAACCGCAGCACTAAGTACACCGGATGTAGCTTTTAATACGCCCGTGGTTGTTGCTGCCTTGATTGCTTTTCCGGTAGTCCCGTCAAACAATGCAATCTCATTGCTAACAGAGCTTGCAGGGCCAACTACATCACCAACACCTACAGCCGCGCCATACTCTAGCGCTGTCCCACCAGAGTTAACCCTGAGAACCTGTCCAGCCGTTCCTAAAGCAGTTAGGCCCGTACCACCAGAAGTAATCGGTATGGCCGTACCTGAATAGGTAAGCGAGATATTTCCTGAACTCGTTACCGCAGAACCCGCTGTTAAGAATGCAGGGGGAGATATGCCAACAGAAGTGACTGTACCGACCCCAGTAACAGAGCCCCACTTAACACCCGTAGTCTGTGTTGAGTCAGCTATAAGAACCTGACCGTCTGCGCCAACCGGAACACGAACATTATCTGTCCCTGTGTGAGCAATAACATCGCCCTTTGTTGTCGACGGGGCTAATGCGTCAAACGCTGATGTCTTATCAGACTGGCCTGTACCACCCGCTGAAATAGGAATAGAACCCGTCAGCTTAGACGCAGCTAGAGAAGTTATCCAAGAGGGGTTCGCATAAGATCCTGTCGTAACGACACCGTTGGTAACCGTCCCTGCATTACCAAGAACGTCGATATTCCAGGTTCCAGTAGCCCCTGATCCCGATGTTGTGACGAAAGCACCAGAAGAACCTACAGCAACACCTAACGCAGTTGCTACGTTCGTTCCTAGCCCCGTAACGCCTGACAGGGGCATTCCTGAAGCATTGGTGAGGGTAATGCTCGATGGTGTTCCCATCGCGCCGTTAAACGTCGTAAAGGCTCCAGAAGAGCCTACGTTGTTAGCTAAAGCTGTAGCTACACCTGTGCCTAATCCGGTTAGACCTGAAGTCGGAAGGCCCGTAGCGTTAGTTAGTGTGATGGCAGAAGGAGTGCCGAGGTCTGGCGTTGTTAGCGTTGGGGAAGATGCCCTTACAACATTACCTGTACCAGTAGAGGCTTGGAACGAGAGGTTGCCTGAACCGTCCGTTTGTACAATCGAACTAGCAGCACCATCAGCAGACGGAAGTACAAACGTGACGTTAGAGGCTAGAGAAGCAGCAGATCGTAGCTCTGTGTAACTAGAACCGTTATCAGCATCCTCGCCTAGTCGGACACGACCTGCGTTAGCCGTGACACCTGAGACCGTAAGAACGTCATTAGTCGTGAAGGTGTCGCCATCTAATCCGGCCTGCTGATTCTTGAGCTGTGACATCAACTCCCGTATAGCATTGTTGATGTTACTAGGCGCACAACCCTCGGCAATGTCGATACCGTCTATGTCGGTGTTGTTGCCTGGAGTTGAGGAAAACTCACTTATTTTCGTCTTAGCCATTACTCAGCCTCTTGATTCGAATACAGCAAGCCGCGCATTGCTGCTGGCGTACTGTAGATTGTAGGCGTTCCTCGGCCTATTTGCCTACCCATAAGCACCTGATTGCGTAGATTTTCTACGTTTTGCTGCATCATTCGTTCCGCGCCAAACCTAGATGCCGCTCCAACCGTAGGAAGAACGGCCGCGCCAAGAGGCCCGCCAAACAAATAACCTGCGCCAGTAGATAAACCGCCGGATACAACACCCGTCGGGGCTAGCTTGCCAAGATATCTAAGTACGTTTTGTATATTGCCGCCACGAGCGACGTATTTGATAGCCGCTTGTTCTTCGCTATTGAATTGGCTCAACCTGTTTTTGTTGTTTGCTAATTGCCTGAACTGCGTTCTAAGCGCGTTCTCCATGCCTGACTGAGAATATTGAGATGCAGACGTTGTAGCCTTCTCAATGATGTCATCTAGGGTTTCTGTCTTGACGCTTCTTGACCACAAATTCCTTGCTGTTTTTAGCGCGGTAGATCCAGCAGCAGCATTACCACCAATTAAGTCAGCCTGCCCAAGGTTCTCAACGTAATCATCTAGCTTAGAAATAATCATGCGGCCAAGCCTACGTTCATCTTTCTCTAAAGATCCAGCGGCACTGCTCGCAACGCGCCTTAAAATCTCTAGTTCATCTAACGTCTTTGGCGTTTGGCCTTCATTTTGGAAACGCCTCAAAACCGCAGCAACTTTAGGATGTAGATCTGCGTCAAAACCAGCAGATTTAACTGTAGTCTCAATGTCGCTTAAACGCTTTTGGAAGCTATTAGGCTGCACAATAACGCCAGCAGACGTAGCAACCTCGTATGCTGCCCTAGCAGCGTCTTTGACAGACTCTCTTGTTGGAACCGTTGGCTTTTCTCCACGCCTTGCACCCGCTAGGCCTCCAGCAACAACATTAGCAAACATGCCAGCAAGCGGAGAATCTGTCGCGCTTTCTACAGCTTCGCCTGTCGCAGCACCTACAGGAGCGGCAACCATTTGAGAACCTGGAGCTGCGGCCATTTGCGTAGAAACCGCTCTGCCTGTTGGAGTTGCCGCAACCTGACCTAAGCGCATAAACCCAGGGATTGATGCCGCTGTACCTCCTAACGCGCTAGAACCTTGCGTAATCATGCGTTCTGGCGTTGTTTCCGGCTGCGGTAAACCAATCTGCGTAAGCAGGTTAGAAATAGCTTGAGAAGGTGTTACTTTTAACTGGTATTCCTCTGGGACTATTGCGTTATAAGCCTGTGAAGTTAACTCAGCAGCAGGAACGGCCAAAGATCCAGCAAGCATACCAACAGGGCCAAGAGGAGCACCGAGAGCAGCCCCCATCATTGAAGGGGCCATACCTCTAGCCACAAGCCCAGGGATGCGTGAAACACGTTCTTCTATGGGCCTATCTACTGGTTGTTGCCTAGCAATGTACTTAAGACCAGCATCAGAAACCTTAGATAGGTCGTTATTAGCTAACGCCTCAAGGTCTGCGTCTGATAGCTTGCTTAGATCTATAGCCATCACTATTTCCTTTGCTTTCTTCTCTCAAGCTCTTGTCTCGCAGCACTACCAAGATCACCAGGGGTAACTTGTTGCTGCGTCAAGGCTTTTGGCATTTGCGAGAAAACGCTGTTAATCGTTTGGTTTCGCCCAAAATCTTGTTCGTAAGCGTTTTTGGTAGCACCAGACGTTTCTAACAAGAAGTTATCCAACTCAACCAACTGCCTCTTAAGCTGATCGTATGTTTGGGCTTGAGATAGACTGGCGATGAGGTTTTCAAACCTCGCCCCTTCTCGTTCTGTAACCGCACCAACAGCAGCACCCGTTGGAGAAGCGGCTCTCATTTCATTGATATTAGCTACAAAACTACGATTTTTTAGCTTATCAAGAATTGCCTTTGCGTTTGCCGCTTGAGTGCCAGGGACAGCAGAAACCAACTCACCACCAAACCCAGAAGCTGCCCTCAAACCAGCGTCATTGTTAATCAGGTTTCTAATATCGTTTTGCGTGTCTCGATACGTCCTAAGCATTGATACCGTCGCACTCATTGCTTGCGGTTGCTTAGACTTGAACTCATTACGAGTTTTTAACGGGATAGCAGGATTGACAACCGTCGGATTGTCTACCGTTGATTGCGTGTAAGCAGGTTCTCCCGAAACAGGTGCTTGCAATGCTTGCTGAGGTGCTGCTTGTGTTGGCGCAGGCTGTGCAACTGGTTGCGGTGCAGGTTGTGCTTGCCTAGTGGCTTGAGGAGCAACTTGCGGGGCAACTTGCTGGGTAGCTTGAGGAGCAGCGGCAGGAGGTGCTAGTAACGGTCTCTGTGGGACAGACGGGCCTCTTACACCTACCGTTGCCTGTAATTCAACATTCTTTTGTTCTAAAGTAGCAACGTCAGCAGGGCTTGCCATTTGCGCCCAGTTCATTGCTTGCGCTATTTGCTCAGGGGTTAATGACGTATATGCAACACCAGGGAAGTAAACCCTAGCATATACCTTTGCAGCAGGAGGTAGTGGAGATGACTCTGCATTGAATTCCGTAACCTTTGCTCCAGTCTCAGGATTAAGACCAAAAACCGTATCGCCAACAGCCCTAAATTCAAGATTTTGCGGCCCTTGATAAAGAACTTTGACAGTCCCATCGGGATTTATAGCAATAACTCGATTACCAACTCTCTCGTGTTTAGGCGCGTTAATGCCAATTTCTGTTTCTGCGGCCTTTATTAGGTCTGCATATTGCTTAGGATCTAACACTTGACGAAGCGCGGCAGCAGATTGCGGGTTAATTGCTCGCGTAATCTGACTAGGCATACGAGCCTCTGGGTAGACGTTCCCTTCGTCATCCATTGGGTGCGGAAGAGGAATCTGCGCCCCAGGTATCTCGGTGGTTTGAACAAGTTTAGGCAACTGTTCCCTTGCTATTTCCATTGCCTTTTGTTTGCGAGCCATTTCAGCAAATTGCAACCCCAACATCTTGTCCTGGATTGCCTGCTGAGTAGCACCACGATAGGCTTGTTGGCCCGCCTGTAGGCCTTGAGCTACAAGTTCTCCCGTCGTTCTGCGTACAGGGCTTCTTCCTGACCCAGCCAATAGACTAAGACCAAGGTTTAGCACCCCTTGGTTTTGCGCTTCTTGCTTAAGTTTCTCTTGTTCTTCAGGGCTAAGCAATCCTCCCATGTAGGAAGGCATTTGCCCAAACACACCACCAAGGAAGTTGCTAGTAGACATGATTACCTCCCAAACAGTCCGGCAAGACCACCTAACGCTGCGCCAGCAACAGGCCCCAACGGAGTAACCGAAGCACCTAGCCTAGACCCAACAAGAGCACCGCCTAACGCACCTGCAAGCGGGTTAGAGTAAGTGGGTTGGATAGTCTGCTGTCCCATAGGCGCACCATACGCAGCAGACAAGAAGGACTGAAGATTGGAATATGGTTGCTGCTGTTGGAAGTTAAAACGCTGTATCGCATCAGCCAGAGCCGCTTGTTGGTAGCCCTCTGTAGCCTGACCGACCTGTGCAAGCTGTCCAATATCTGCGTAGTCTTGTGCGGCCAATCCTGGAGCAATACCAAGGGCTTGTTGTTGTCTACCCCTCTCAGCCTCGTAACTCTGATAACCAAGTTGACCTGCTTGTGCTGCCATCGCATTTGCGAGCGCACCTTGTGCTCGTTGCTCTTGGCTCATAAGAGCTTCGTTAGTCCCGTAGCGACCTGAAGCAGAGGCTTTAGAACGCATTGCGTTAATCGCGTCCTGATAAGCCGTTGTAGCCGCATCAAACCCAGGCTTTAGTGCTGCCGTCATGTAAGGGTTAGCACCAAGAAAGTTACCCGTGAGCGTCTGCGATGCTAGCTGTTGGGCTTGCGGGGTAAGGACATTCCCTTGCATAGCCCTGTTTTGCATCGCAGACAAAGCAGCCTGCGTCTGTTGGCTCGGGCCTACATAAGTCTGCCCCTGATAGAACTCAGGCCCACCGCCTGAGTAAAGACGTTGCGCCTCGCTTAGTCCGTACTGGACATAAGGCCGCATCGTAGGATCAAGTTCCGTCCTGGTTACTGTGTTTGTTGAACCACCTGACATATCAAACCTCTTTCACCCACTTACGGGGTCGAAAACCTAACGCTTTAGCCTTGCGATCCCAGCCTTTACGCCACGAATCAAAGCTGATAGTCCTTGCGCCACCTTCTCGCGCAACCAAGAGAACATGATCCATGCCTGCATCAAAATCTCCCTTGCCATAAGCGCACCAAATATGCAAATTATCGCCGATAGGCTGAAGAACAACAAACCCGCAAGGATAACTGTCCTCAAAGTACATCCAAAGAAGTGATCGTCCCGCAAAACAGTCTGCGTAAATGTCCTCCGGTATCCACTGCTCCGGACTTTTCTTAAGGATGGTCTCCAGACCCGACCTAATAAACGGCCAAATCTTCCTAAGTTCGTCTGGCTTGATGTATCTTGCATTCATCCAACCACCACATACCCGTAGGTCATGCTTGATGTCGAGTTTGGGTAATGCGTAATCGTTGCGCTGCCATTCGTCACGCTAGAAACGTAAATAAGAGGGCCATCTGATATGTGCTGCATAGTCAGAATAACTGAAGGCGTAGCCGGTCTTGTCGGGCTTGATTGAGTACCTATGTACTCAAGCCTAACCTGAGTGCTTGTTGCCGCCCAGATAAGTTCAACGTAGTCATTAGCCGCAAGATCAACAAAAAAATTAAGTGCCGCAATTAAATGCCCGTCAGTACCACCATGAGAATTAGGAATCGAGAACTGCGAATTAGAGTTTGCAAGGTCAGTGCCATTTTTTCTCAACCACAAATCAGCATCCTGTATTTGCGTATCGGCGTTTGCAAACTGCACAGAAAATTGAAGGTTGTACTTCCCTGCCGCCCTAACGTTGATTCGACTAGAGTTGGAAAGATAGACGTTGTTGCTTAAGTCAGTGTTTGAAAACGTAACCGCATACGATGCAGTCGTGCTTGCAGCCGTTTGGTCGTTAACGTCATAAAACGAGCCGTATGGCAATCCGCTTACATAAGCAGCAGCAGAGTAAGGGACAAGAATGATCTTGCTTTCTACCCCTATTCTCGCGTCTGTGATCGTGGTTGTAGTGGCGTTTCCTGTGTTGAGCGTTACCGTTCCGGTGTTATTTGTCTTACCGTCCATGATGCCACGGACAATTTCAGCAACGGCTCTTTGGTCGCCACCAAACGGAGGTAGCGTGCGAAAGATCATCGCATACCCTGCGGGATAATTGTTACGTCTAGACCTACGGCAGAAGTCCAAACGCCAGAAGGTATAGCTTTAATACGATGGTAGGTTCCGGCAGACCTTAAACCTATACGGTTATCGCTGTTTGACGAGTAGGTTGAGCCCGTAAAGTCAGTTTGCTGGTTAAGCCTGCGTCTAGAGTTAACCTGTACCGCGCAAGTGCCTGTGTCTATGATGGGCCTTACTAATGTCATCACTGAAGGCATGTCGTTTAAGGATAGGTCTGGCGTGACAATGTTTGCTGTCAAAGCAGAACCAGAAAAGGCCACAATCTTTTGGCCTAGCGTACCTGTAAGAAGCGAAGCGGTAACCGTATACCCAAAAGAGTCTAAGCCAGCAGGTAGGCTGTCAATACTTCCATAAGCGTCTAATTGCTCTAGCGTAAGACCGGACGACGATGTCGTTGTGATAGCAGTAGAAGAAGCAATGGTATCGACATTCGCTTCGCCGTAAGACCACTTATCGAGGTTAAAGTTGTAGATCAAAAGCGCGGTAGTCTGACTAACCGTCTTAAAACACCAGATAACGAGGTTCTTAAGCGGGTCAATAGCAGCGGACATCGTAGATAACTGTGCAATGTCGACGTTGTTAAAAAACCACCTGTCTACCTTTTCAACCGAAATCGACTTTACGTTTTGCCCGTTACAGACGTAAAACCCGTCATCAGAGAGGAAAAAACTAGATCCCGCGTACTGAATGATCGAGTTAGGCTCCATGCAACCCAACCCCCTCGAAATCGTGTCAAACTGAAACACAAGTGGGCTTCCAACGTATGACATGCGCGAAATCGCACGATCTAAAAACACAAGACCGTACTCACCACCTGTCAAACCTTTCACATGCCCACCATCAGGGATGTCCTGATAGTCAGATTGTGTTGTTGCGGCAGGTGTCCAGTCTGTTTCATCGCCCAACGCGCACCACTCCACGCGATTAGGGTAAATCGTTGCCCCATTGTTAAAGCCTGCAACTACAAAGTCTCTGACCGTCGTTACATATCGAGACTTGGGCGCAGCAGCACCGAGGTCTGCAAAAACCGTAGACGAGCCCATGAGATAGCCCTGTAGTCTTGCACCGCCATTAGCCGCAATAACTCGGTTACCAAACTGGGTAAACCGCCATTTCTGATCGGATGGGGTTGTATAGCCACCAGACTTAGATATGTCCGTAAGATTCAGGTTTGTTCCTAGCTTGAATAACTTGGTATCCCCGCCAGCAAAAACGGTAACCGCTTCATCAGGAGCAGACGCGGCAGCAACAGAATTTAATGTCTCAGAGGCAGCATTTGACCACTCAGAAGGCGAAGGCAAAGGCCCGTAACCTACCTGCTGAGGAATTACATTCTTAGCGTCAAGCAGTGCGCCAGCAACCCCAGGCTGATCCGGCAACCACTCACCAAAGTTCACCCTCATCGCTTTGCCACCATCATTGTTAGCGGAACACCTGAATACTGACTCTCTTCGTCAGACCTTGTTAGCGAGAAGATTGCACGATCATAAAGCGTACCCCAGGTTTGCAGCCTAGGGTCGTTCATCAGGTAAGGTTCTGCTTCGCCTAGTGACGCGTAGAGAAGTGCGTCCGGACAGGTCGTAAGCCAGAGATTTGACGTGTTGCTTGTAGATAAAAACGTAGGCGCGGCGTAGTAGAGGATCTTGATTGTGTAAGTGCTGTCAGGAATTGGGGCAAGCTGAATCGTAGACCCGAGGATGGTATAGAAAGCCGGTACACCACTTTCGTTCGTCCTACCGTTCCGAATGAAGATGCTCGGCGTTGCGAACGTAATAGGGAAGTCGGGGTCAGAGTCAACGTACACATCCCTTGCTTGCAAGAAGTCACTAGGGAGGTTAATTGTCGAGACTCCACCGGTCGCCGTAACCGATGCTTGCGTAAGCATTTGCCGCAAGCGTAAATCTCTACGGAGTCGAATCTCTGCGAGTTGGATGAAGTCGGGGATCGCGGAAGTAAGATCATCTCGCGAGAGATAGTTAGCTATCGTTGTTTGTAGTTCGCTGTAGGTGCTTAGGGCCATATTCGACATCGCTCCACCGGTATTCGTGCGTCCCGATGTGTCCTATTTCGAGGCTCAATTCGTGATCCACGAAAGTCTTTATCCCGTGGTCTAAGGCTTTCACGCAAAAATGCACATCTTCGCCAATTAGACCACCCGCCCCCCATACTACATCAAACCACGGCTGCGGCATAGCCTCAAACACAGACTTATGGGTTAGCACAACCCCAAATCCTACAGCAGTTACCTCTTCGATACCCTTCTTGCCTCGACTCTCGATCTTCTCGAAGATCTCTTTATCCTCGTGAAAGTTGATCGCTGTCGGTAAAACAGGCTTGCGTCTCGTGACTGCGTTCACCCCGACAATCTTTTGCCCGTGTGCTAATAGTCGTTCTAACGTGTTCTTAGGGAACCTCATGTCCGAGTCCACCCAAAGAATGTACTCAGCACCATCTGCTAACGCTTCTTTGGCTAGCGACTCTCTTTGACTGAATATGAGCGTCCCAGGGGCGGTGTACAAGAGAAACGATCCTCCCGTAATCGCGCACCTATTTGCCCCGTCATACGCTGCCAGACGAGCCATATCGAAGGCAGTCCCCGTCATCATCGTGTCCCGACACGGAACACAAAGAGCTATCTTCATACTTTTCCTGGCCGTGTTCTGAAGTGTCTGTTCTCTGGGTCGTTCATCCACGCCCTGAATTTCTTCTCGTCTACGATAGCAAAGCCTCGCATGATCCCTTGGTTGTTTAGATCGTCAATCACCGCATAGGGCAGTTGAGCGTAACGTGTCCACTCACCCCAACGCTCGCGCTCGTCAGTAGCGTTATAGAGGGCTTTGTTCTGCTCAATGATTGCAGATATGTCCTGAGTTCTCTCAAAGACAAACTGATCGTCGGTTGCGTGAAATTTAGTTTTGAGCATAAAAAAAGGGAGGTTGTTACGCCTCCCTCTTTTTTACCACAGTTTTTACTACGCTGTCTTGAGATCAGCCAAGATACCGTGAGCAGCCTCGTTACGCATCTCCAGGGTAAACTCTGCAAGGATCTGAGTTTTCTCGGAGTCGCCAGTCTTGGCAAGCTCATTGGTCTGGAAGGGACGCAGATAACCAACTGCTGCGTATTCCGGATCAAGGATGAACGCGTCACGGCTACGAACGAACCTATCAGGTACGACCGAAATCGAGCCGAAGTCACTTAAATAGACATCAGCCGCGCCAATGATGGTCGTCGGTGCGTCAGAAGGAGCCATGTAACGCTGTGCTGCAATACCCGCAAAGGCCGAGACGGTTTGCTTGAGTGCAGGGCCAACCACGAGGATCTTGGGGCTACCGCCAGAGGTGTAAACCTGCTGAACGCCATCCTTGAGAATTGCCTCGGTAAAGGTACGGGTTGTACCGTCCGAACGGGTCGAAACACCGATTGTGGTTGGGTTAGCACCGTCGGTCGTGTTGTAGTTCGAGTTGGTCTTGAGCCAAGACAAAAGCGAACCCAACTTGCGAGCCGTTGACGAGTTACCAGCACTACGTCCCTGGTTGGCAGCAAGAATGGTCTCTTGGTCGCGCTTTAGCTCCTGCGAAGCCTTGGAAAGCTGGTAGGCTTTTTCTGCGCGTCTGCCTGCAAGGTCAACAGCCATCATCGTGCCTGACACCTGGATCGTCTTAGCAACGATCTGTGTGTAGTTACCGAGACGGGTCGTCGGGCTGATGGTTGCTGCTGTTGCGTCGTCACCTTCAACCTGTGCGTTGTTGGTTGTTGCTGCGGCCAACGTATCGGTCTGCCACTCGTGGTAGACAGCCGTTGCTTTGGTGCGAGCAAGCG